TCAACCTGTACCTTCTGAGCAGGTCGGCCACATTTGTAACAGCAAACTCCAGCTGCTCGCCCAAAGCGACTGCCTCAGGCTTTTGTTTGGGAGGGTCAGTCTTGGGAACATTGGAGACCTCCGGAGCAACCAAGCCTTGCTCAGGGGGTTTTGCAACAGCAGAAGAGGATTCATCAAGAGCAGTGCCGACCATTTGGTTGACAGAAATAGAAGTATTGCTCTTCTTGACCATGTGAATTGCCAGATCTTTAGTAGTTGTGTTGAACTCGAGAGCAGTCATCTTTAGTCCGAAGTCTTCTCCATAGGCCTTTTGGTTGTCTGCGTATCTGTCGCGCAGATTTGCAACTGTGAGCTTCGGAGGGACGTGCAAGTTTGCATTGAAGAAGCTGAACCACCTCTGAGTGCGAGGGACAGCGAACCTGGCATTCTCGAAATGCAGGAGGAGCAGCACAGAAACAGAGTCAGAGACAGTGCTAGGCCCAACAAGGGAATTTTGAATGAACAAAGAGAGCCAGCCAAAGTGCTGATCCTGGTGCTCGTTGTAGGCTATGGATCCATTGTAGACGTAGAGCCAGTCAGTTGCTGCTTGATAGGGAATGCGAACGACTGCCTCATTGGAGGCCCCGCTGAAGTCAAGAATCTGGTTGAAATAGGTTGTGGCATCTGCAGCCTTGGGTGCCTCATGGGCACCATAGCCAATGGAAAGGAGCAGAGAGCCAGAATGCATATTAGTCTTAAGCACAGTCACAGAAAGCACAAGATCGGCGTGCCAAAATGTGACCAAATCGAAGATCTCCCATTGGGGCACAAAAGTCCCATCGAGCACAGTATCGTTGGATCTGTGGGGACCAAGAGCCATTCTGAACAAAGGGACTTCGCGATCTTGCTTCACTTTCCAAGGAACGAGACCCAAGAAGTTCTGCCGAGAAGCAAGAAAGCCCATGTCCATTTCACTCTGATTTATGCCAAAAGTGTCAGGACAAGTTCTTGCCATGGCATGAGGGGCCAATTGCATGCTGACCGTGGG